GTTTTTAATGGAGTAATTCAGTTCGAAAGTGTACTGCATAAGCTTGTCGTTCAGACTTGTCTTGCGTTGGATTCTGCGAGGGTCAAGATTAACCGCAATCAACTCGTTATTCTCCTCAATGTAGACGCTCGGAGATGTTGCTAAATCTTCAAGCCAAGTGCTTTCGTCCTCTGTAAGGTAGTCGGTGTTGATTGTAACCTTCTTGTTTAGTACCACGTTGTAGTCTGTCGTGCCTCTATTCTTCTTGTCGTAGGTGTAGGCGTTGCCCGTCCAGTCGTGATGCTGCTGGTCGTATTTGTCCTTTTTGATGTCGGTCGTGTGGACTGACTTCATATAGAAATTAAACGCATCGTAGCCACCCAAACGATTAAGCCAATGCACCCGAACCTCGTTGTACTTTGAACAGGTTTGATTCACGTTGAAGGTGAACCTTTCGCTCGTCTGCGCGTTGGTGTTGTCCTCTAAATGAATCGTGTAGGATGCCGCACCATTGAGAGCCGTTGAAGGTGTAGACCCAAGTAGCGAATCGGTGTAAAGTGCTGGGTCGATGTTCCCGATGTCGTAAGTTCCTACTGGTATTCTGAAGTAAATCTTGTCCCACGAATCGGCAACCGCTATGTTATTGGAAATGATGCCATCGGCTAAAAGCGTTCCCGTTGCGTTATACCCTGAGTAGGCTTTGATGTTGTACTGATACGCCCCGAACCGTTCATTCGCTATGAAGTACAGATGGTAAGACTGGTCGGTGTCTATTCTGATTGTTCTTGGAGAATCAGTAAGGAACTTCTTTGTAGTGCTTGGTGTGTTGTTTATGATGTAGTCGGTATAGTCGAAGTCCAGCCATTCAATCTCGTTACGAACCCCGTTCCATACGCTCTTCACTTTCGAGATGAATAGGTCCCCCGATTGATAAAAGCCAGACGCGTTTTTTTCTTCCTCTTGAATGACAAGATAGTATTCCTTGTGCATCTGATTAGAAACGTAGAACCCGTTATGGTTCGCGCCTCTTATGTTTACAATTCCGCTAACGTAGCTTTGCAAGAATCTCGAAGGGTCGAAGAAAGCACGGTCGAAGTATTGCCCATCGTTTGACCGAGTAGGATACACCCTGACCTGTCCAATGGCTGGAGAAATAGGGTAATCCGTTGGAAGCATCGCGACCCTGAACCGAACCGTTGGCGTGTAGTTCGTTGTCTTGATAACGTAGGCGTTGTCATTGTACGCAAGGGCAAACTGTTCAGGTTCTCCGTTCTGTGTTAAGAAGATAGCCATTAGCTTTCGATTAGTTTCTTGATTTCTTCAAATGTGATTTCTATGTCCTCTGCAAGTGCCGCCTCAACCACTCCCGCGATTTTAGGCGTTACCTTGTCGAATGCTGGTTGAATCCAGTTCTTCGGCTTGATCCCTTTGCGCTTGATGCTTCTGTTGATGACGAACGCCAAAGACTTTCGCTCGTAGTCTTTCAATTGCTTGTCCTGACCCGTTACCTTCTGAAGAACGTTCGGGTATTTCAACCACCCTTCAAGAACACCAACGGGCAGACCTTTGCCTGGTTTTCTACCTTTGTCCACATTCTCCCCATATTCCGCCATTCGTATCTGCATACGGTATATCTGACCGAATAATTTGACCTTTGGCTGTACGTTCAGCTTGATGGAATCCCCAAGATTACCCGAAGCGATAAGATTCTTCTCGGTTAACGAATTGGTCAACTCTCGGACGTACTCGCCCCGAAACTCATTCAGAGCATCTATTAACTTATCGAACGCCATTCTGTTTCATTTGGTGGTACTCGTGGTTCTGTTTCGCCTTTTGGAAGGAGATAAGGTTGAGGAACTCCCGCAATGGTAGAGCAAAGAAGTAACCCCACTTGGTCGCATCGTTATTTGATAGGTTGTTAACCACGTTCAGCCAGCCATATTTCGATTCAAACGTTTCAACCTTCTTTCCGCTTGTCTCTTGATTTTCTCCGCTTTCTTCACCGAAGATTCCAGTATATGTTTGGCGGACTTGAGATAACTGGTTAAAAAAAAAGCCGACAACGGTTGCACGATTGTCATTGGTGCTTGAAGCATTGCCTCCGATATTTCCTTGTGTTTCTCAGGGTCATACTTACCTTTTTTCCAGCCATACCAAGTTTTCTTTTTGGGAATAAGAAACACCGCCATAACCTCGTGGAGCTGGTCTATCACTTTATCGGGGTCTTTCATCAAGTGCATCAATGTAATGTACTGCCCTCCGTTCAAGTTATAAACGTCTGTAATAACATCGTATCTAACGCCTCCAAATTCAACCGCCTTCTGTACTTGTCCTACGAGTTGCTCGGTAAGGAAAGAAAGCGTCTGCATACACTTGGCGTATGTCTTTAGTGAGTAAGTTTCAATCTCGTCAACTGGAACGCCTGACATTATCGAAATGATAGCCACGTTTGTCGGGTACTCGTCTCCTTTTTCTGCGAGGATTCGCTGAAGTGCTTGGAACTGCTCAACAGTTACACCAGCCCAGCTATTAGGTAGTTCAATCTTCATTCTTTATCTGCTTTATTTTTCTGATTGCCCAATTGACCCCAGCGTCTCCGCCCCATGCAAGCCACATCAAACGACCGCAACCTTCTCCCAGTTTCCTTTTAGAGTTCCGCTTGTGCCTAATGAATGCAGCCATTCGCTCAATGGTTTCTAAACTGATAGGCTCACGCTTTGCGAGTTGGTTAGCCCTTGCTTTTCCAACAGAAGTTCCGCAACCACCCCATCCGTTCTTCTCCGCCCATCTCAGAGCGGCTTTGGCGTTCTCGCTCGCGGCTTTGGGGTAATCCGTGTACGCCTCCTGCATTCGCCATATCTTATTTAGTCTTTCAAGCATCTCAGTAATAAATAGCGAATTTACGAATCTGTGTCTGAGCAAAAAAAAAGCCCCCTAATTGGAGGCTCTTATTTGAGTCTTTGTTTCTTAACCAATTATTTCAATGTTGTACCAATCAAGTTCGTTAGAGTTGTCTGTTGGATTTTGCTCTATTGTGGATATTTCGTTTCTCCAGTTTATAAATTTAACGGTTACTTGATTGTCTTGAAAAACTACTTTTCCAAAAATAGGTTCGTCAAGAATAGCAGCGTTAAGTTTTACTTGTTGTCCTTCTTTTAAGTCTGATGAAGTTGTCATGGTTCTGTTTGTTTGTTTGTTTCTGAGTGTAAATATACAACTCTTTTGAATACTCACAACATTTTGAGAAAAAAATATTTATCGTATCGTATACTTCCCAGCGTTTGCCTTCAGCTTCTCCATTGCCACGTACCTCAGCGCATCAAGCGCATGATTATTGTCATCCTCAGGCAAGTTGGTTACTGCGTTGGTTTTGTAGTCCCGTTTCCATGCGTAGTTCCTCAACTCGCGAATGATGTTAACGCTGTCTTGATGTACCATTATCTGTACAGATTTCAGCTTGTCGATTCCTGACCTTACCGAGTCCTGACCTTTGGCAACTGGTCGGATTCTGAATCCAGCCCTTCGGATTTCCTCGATGCTCTTTGGCTCTGCTGAGTCGGCTATGATTTCGTCTGACCTTTGTAGCCCACACTTTCGGGCTATGTCCGCGTTCGTTAACCCCGTTTCGTAAAGCACCTCACGAACCCACAGTTTGCCTTCTTGATAGAGCACCTCCACCAATGCAGTCGGGTCGTTGGTAAACCCGAAATCCAGCCCGTATGCTTTCCACTTGTACCCGGAAGGAAACTCTTTGGTTTCTTGCCAGTTCTCGTAAATCGCGCCTTCTCTTCTTGACCTTTGCCCAAGTCCGTAGACCTTCCACTTGTACTCATCTGCCGTGCCTCGTGATACATTGAAAGGTGTCGGCTCGTAGCTGTTAATCTTGTCGCGGATGTGCTGGTCTAAGAAGGTGTTGTCCAGCATCGTGGAATGAATTAAAACAACATCGTCCCGTTTAAGAACGTTGTCGTAAATCCAGTGCTCATCGGTGGAAGGGTTGTAGTCAAGAATCCATTTCCCTTTGCATCTCTGCTCCAGTTGGTCGAAGTCATCCTTGCTTGTTTCAATCGCCTCATTCAGCCAAAAGTAATCGGTTTCAATACCGTGTAGCTTCTGCGAATCGTCAAGCCCGTAGAACTCAAATGTAGACCCGTGAGCGGAGTAGATTAAATCGGTCTTGTTAAACGCCTCGTCCTCCCATACCTCAAGCCCTTGCAGTACTTTCTTGAACGTATCGAGTACGGTCGGCTTAATCCACGTACGCCTAAACCTCGCAATTGCAATTCTCTTCGGTTCTTGAAGTCCCGTAAGGTAGATGGCTTGGCAGATGCTCCACGTCTTGGAACTACGGCTTCCACCCTCAAGCACAATTCCCCGAACGGATTTATCATTAAGGGCTTGCCACAGGTCATCAAATACGCCAGTTCCTTCAATCTTCACGTAAGGTTATTGGTTGACTTTTTGGTCGGTTTCGTCAGTCTAAGGTTCTACGTCTTTACTTCGTTTCACTTTAGGTGCTTCACCTTTTCCGTACTTCAATTTGCGATTCGCGATTCGCGATTTAGAAAGCAATACAGTTACCTTTTGCGTTGAGCAGCTCATCTTATGGAAGCCTACTTTATGGCATATTGGGCACTCTGTCATTTCTTCTCAGGTCTGTGTATTACTATCTCCACCTTGTCAGGCTTGCCACCGTTCACGGTCTGCTCTACCTCTTCTTTAGGCTTGCCGTAGACCCTATCGAATAACACATCGAGAATATGAATCGAACCCTTCTCGTAGTCCCTTTGCGCTTTCTTGGCTATCAACGCAATCCAGAACGGTAGCTGGTCGTTCTTTGCCAGCTCCACTAACTCGCTTCTTGACTTGCCGAGTACATTCTTTATGATGTCCTGAACTTGCCCCTTTGATAGCTTGACGTTATGCTCATCAAGGAAATGTTCTTTTAGAATCGTCTCGACTTTCTTCGGTCTGCCTTTCGGGTTGCCGCTCTGTCCTTTCTTGAAGGGTTTTAGGTTGTCTTCTTTCGCCATTGTTAACTCACTGTTTTCTTGTGTTTTTCAGCAATGAATTTCGGCACTGCATTGTCCCATTTAACGTGATGGTGTAACCTTAGATGCTTATCGCCCATTGGTTTGATGTAAACACTTGACGGACTGAAAATTACAGAGTAAAAAGATTTAACGTAAGTTCCGCTGTCTAAGTATAACTCAGTCATACCGCCCTTATTTGATTGAGTTTGGTTCTGAACTAAAGATACGAACGGTACAGTACCCATCAACAAGCCAATACTCTGCTTATTTACGTATGTATTAACGTCTTCATTTATTCTTCCAACAAATTTAAACGGTCTATCTGTTGAGCATATAAAAGAGTTCATACACTTTCGAAACAAGGTCGGTCGCTTTGCCATTCTATTATTTTTGCCTCCGATAAAGTCTCCGCCTTGAGCCATTGAAATAGTTGAGAAATTACTACACTTATAAAAGTTTAGCAAAGCAGCAAATACAGAATCTAAATTTGCAATAAAAGAAGGCTTCTGTCTTTCTTTAGTGTATAATCGATATTCAAAACGAGTGTAGTCGTCATCCATTTGAACAAAGTATTTAATTCCCAGCTTTTCAGCTATTTTAAAACAAGCATTTCTTGCATAAACAATAGCCCTACGGTCATCGAAATTGTCGGCTTCATCAAACTCTTTAGAGATTTCCTTCTTGCTGAAAATCTCAACATCTTCGAATTTATCTAAATACTCTTGTGCGCTTTTATCCTCGTCATCAACAACTAATATTATCTTGCCAGTATAACCGTGATTACGCAAACTTCTTGCCGTATGCACGTTATTTGGTCTGCCGTTCGTTAATATAAAAACAACGAAATCATTCATCGAGTTCTGCAAGTGTTTCTAATTCGTGGAACAGCTTAACGAAACCAAGTTCAATCGCTTTATCGTAGTCAATTATAACAAGTGCTGAGTTCTCCATTAGGCTTTGGAGTTCATTACTTGAATGAGCATAGAGGTCAGCTATTTTGCGATAGTTAAACTCAATGTGGCGAGTTGCCGCTAATTTTAAAAACTCCTTTTCTTTATCGTCTAATGTTGACGAATCAATTTCTTTAATCAGTCTATCGTAAACTTTTGTATCGTATAGTTCTGATTCATTTGGTATAACGTTCTTTGGCTCGTAAATAGGGCTTTCAATTTTAGTCGTATAAGCCTCGTCTTGTTCTTCTTCTTTTGGCACATCCAAACCCCAGCGGTCCAACTCCTCCGCATCCCAAGTATTCGCCAGTTCGTCCCAATCCCATTCCCCGAAGCCTACGTTATCTTTGATGATGAACTCGCGCTGCTTTTCTTCTGACCAGTCCACAACCTCAACCCATACTTTGTCGAGTCCCGCTTCTTGCATTGCTTTGAGTCGCATATTACCGCCCAAGACAACCATTTCTTTGTTGACGACAATCGGACGGACTGGCATCATTTCGGGGAACTCCTTAATAGACTGAACCAGCTTCTTGAACTTCTCGTCCTTTATGTATCTCGGGTTTTCCGAGTTGGGTCTAACTTTACTTATCGGTAAACTTTCCATTCTTGTAGTTTGAAAGTGCTTGTTGTGGAGTGTCTCCCATTGCTTTCTTGCAAGGTTCTCCGTTCCAGTATGCTGTTGCGGCTTCTCTGTTGAAGCAGTACCATTTCATTTGATAGGTATTCTGCGTGATGTAAAGCCCGTAGTTCTCACTTCTTTTCATCTAACCTCCTTTTGATTTCGATTGCGACCCCCGCTTTCTCCGCTTCCTTTTTGGTTTCGTAGATGCAGTCGCCTTGTCCCCATCTCCACTTTCCGTTAGTGCATTGTCTTGCTGGCATTGGTAAAAGTTTAAAAGTGCAACACTCATTAACTGAGGCGTTCGCCCACAAGTGAAACAGACCTTAGCTTTCGGGTCGATGTAACTCCACGCTTCTTGATAGAGCTTCTGCTCTTCTCGTGTTATCCGTCCCGAGTACCGCCCCTGTTCCATCATTGTAATTTGGTCGAGCCTCTCAGCTATAAATAGCAGAACTTCGTTTTTGTCCATCAGTTAAAATTTTCGCCTTTTAAAATTCGTACAATCCAAACCAATAAAAGCAATATGCAACAGAATGTAATCGCATCGCTCATATCTCAAACCTCCACATTAAACGCTCAAATAACACACTTAGAAGAGGAACGTAAAGAAGTGCCTCAGGAGTATGGAAGCAACACATCGCAACCCCGAACCAAAACGACATACACAGCCGACAGTCCAATGGCTTAAAAGACTGGCTCTCGTCCATTCCTAGCCACTTTTTAATCAGTAGGTCAATTCCGAATACCTCAATCCATAGGTAAGCGGCAACGCTCGCGGATAATGCGCTCAAGATGTATAGCATAGTAGTTGTCTCTTAGTTGGTCAAGTGCTTTATTAACTGTGTTTCCGATTGATTTGTAGGGTATGTCGACCTTTTTGCCGACCTTTCGGTAGCTGCCTTCTTCAAGCCACAATTTCAGAACCTCGCGGTCATACCAATGCAGCTCATCCATAAGTGTTTCCAAAAGTGCAATATCGTCCTCTTTTTCCCAGTCGTAGTCCTCTCGCTCGTGGTCTACCTTATTGTGGTTGTGGAGGTCGTATAACTTGGAGAAGCTGGAGCGTTTGGATGTTGCCATTGTCATCATAGTTCTAACCACGTAGAACCTCAGATAGCCGCCTTCGTTTATCTGTTGCCACTTTTCTTCGGGCATTTCCAGCAAAAGAAGAACCACCTCTTGGATCAGGTCATCAGGGCAATTGCATAACTTCTGAGCGAGTTCGTGTAGTTCCTCGTCAGATAGTAGGTC